AAAGCCCATCTTCTTGCCAGCATAGGTTTTATCACCTTTCCAGCATACTGATAGAAAGCCACTCTCTCCCTTAACCATAACTCGTTCTATGTCTGAGTTAGTAGAAGCTACAGCGGCTACACGTTTGACACCACTCTTAACTTGCTCTCTTACCCACTCTACTCCAGAACGTGTCTTACCAAAACCTCGACCAGCATTAATAAACCAAGTATTCCAATCGTCTCCTTCAGGAGCTAACTGATTATCTCTAGCCCAGAAGTTCCAGTCATGCTTTAGCTCTTCAACTTTACGTGGTCCTAATGCCTCAAACAACTCATTGACTTTAGACTTAGGTAGCTCACGTAGTGTATCAGCCGTTATCTGTCTCTTCATCGGGTTCATTCTTTCCTAGTAGCGACATCAAACTATCTATAGCACTCTCGTCTAAGTCGGGGTCAACGTCTTGCTCAACTTCATTCACTGTGCTATTAGGCGACCAACCACCTTTAGATCTTAGGAAGAACTCTGCCGCCTTAAAGTCACCGCCCTTAGCGGCCTCTACGACAACACTCCCTATCTCTCCTACTATGTCAGCTTTAGTCTCAGCTATTAGATTGCCGTATAGCTTGTAGAATGTTGCTGTGCTAGAAGGCGCATCTTGATACTTCTGTATTGATCCAAGTATGTCTCTCACTGCGACACCATTCTTTATACCAGCTACAACTTTCTTAGCTATAACTTCACTATACTTCTTAGCAGGTATCATAAAAAATCTCTCTTTAATAATAAATACTCATCGGCATGACCACATCTAATACGACTAAGTGGAAAGGTTCGTCATGGTTGAGGGGGGAATTTGATAGGCGACTACTTAAGTTTAAACTTACGTTTTTCGCTTACTACGTCGAAACGAGAAGACGTAGACTATAGTAGGAAACTTAAGTAGTACCTCTTATGTATATATAATGTCTTATTATCGTAAAGTGTAAACCAATTATTTTAACTATTTTATAAGTTGTTGATATACAACAATTCTTTTTTCTTTATACCTTACTTAAGTTGGTAGCCAATGTCGTCTTTTTGTGTCGCTCCCTTGTAATGACTCCGTGGAAGTAAGTAATAAACCCGTTGTGTGCGACAATATGACACTCCTTTTTATTTTTTTTTGTTTTGGATACTAGTGGTGTTACCACGGTCATAAAACGAATCACCCCATGATCAGGAGGGTCCCAACGAAAATGTCAAGGACAATCGTATACCCTAGTGAAAATAAATGTCTTGACACAAGTTTTTTCTTGCGCTCGGATAGCGAATCGGCAGGCCTATACAAAGTAGTTTAATGTTAAACCATTATCTAACTCTGGTAATTTTGTGATCACAAATAAATAGTATAGTATTGAACTAAATACAAAAAAGACTCTCGCAAACTAATGCAAGAGTCCATTGGGAGTCTATTTAAACTGTATTAAGTTATTGCACCAATAGCAAAAGATAGATACGGGTATTGCTTTTTACACTTGGCTAGTCTTTCAATAGCACGCTGGTGGCTATTCTCAATATAATATGCAAAAAGTTTTCCGTGTGAATAAATGTTGACGCGGTATTCCATTATTGTACTAGCTCCTTCGCTTTTCGCTTACTTGTACCATGTGCCACAATGGCGATTGATTTAGCGCTTATCTTGTTACCACTACACAACTTGCACGCGCTACAAGTAGACCTAGGCGCGTTACGTATAGCGGCAGATTCTTCGCTAGCAGGACAAAGAATCTCGCGTCTTTTATATAGTTGATCAACATGAGATATGACTCTGAATGTTCTTTCATCACGACTCCATGCGTCAAAAGATTGCTTTAAATTATCCGTGCTAGTCATAATAGATTCGGGCATGGGATTAATAGCGGCATGAGTATAAGCGGTTGAATATAACGCCTTGCTTGTTAATGCTTTCCACACTTCATTATTAACCGCGCATGGGTCGCCATATGTACCTAAACGCACGCCTTGCAAACTACCGAAAGATTCAATCTCTTTTAGTGTCGCGGTTTTAGTACCATAGACTCCCTTTTTATACGCCTTATATTTGCCTAGCGGTGCATGTGCTAACGTCACATAGCAAGTTCTATTTGTCGCTTGACCTTTATCGTTATTGTTAGGCGTACCACGATGGGGACAACTACCACAGATAGACTCGTCGAGTCCCGTCCTAGAAGCTGTTATAGGGTCGGTTGTAGCGTCCAATATGAAAGTTTGAATCATATTGCCAGTTTTACTATTAGTCGAATCTGATTGTGCAAGCGCAACAATAGGTTGACCATTTATGAGACTCGCGCCTTGATATAATATGATTGTTTTACGTGCCATGATTAAGACTCCCCCAAAAAATTTAATAAAGCGTATTCATTAATAAAAGACGGCTCTTGTTCATTAAGTTCATCAAGTTGTTTGTATGTCATTATAACACCGTCATAGGTAGCAGACTCAATATAAGCATCGCAAAAGTCCGGATAATCTCTTACATCAAGACCGCCAATAATTATTTCATCAAGTTTATTTACATCGTACATATTAAGACTCCCCTAAATAGTTTGCATTGTGATTAACATATAGATTCCACTCAATAGCGTCTAATGGTGGTAGATCTAGATCATAAGATAGACACAAAATAATACGGACGTTACAAGCGTCCGAATAGCTACCAACATAATCGCGCCAATCTGTTTTAATATAGTCGCCTAAAGCGCTTGCAATAATATCAGTATAAGCACCATATTCTTCATAGAATGATTCAAGCGTATCAATGAAGACTCTAGGAGATGTAATTTTATGTTTCATGATCAAGACTCCTTTTCATCAATAAGTTTTATCTCAAATTCCATACAATCCGACTCTTTTAAATTCCATAGCCTAGACCATTTTTGCTTGGCATGACTCGGATACTTGCCCTTAAACGGTTGTTCAAAAAAGTCAGTTTGATAAAGATTGCCTTCACCATCGCGCTTCATAGAAAACTTTTCGCGCCAAACAATTAAATACGTATTCATATTAAGACTCCCCATAAATAAGAATTAAACCGATACAAGCGGCAACTAATGATATTAAAATAATATTAAGCATTGTATACGACTCCACCATTTGAAGCGGTAGGTTTAATAAACCATTGATCAGAGTCTAAATCATAACCCTTAAATAAAGTTATCATTTTATCATAAGACTCGCGGCTACCATCATTTTTAACAATCTTGAGATGTTTCTTTTTAGTATACTGGTATGAATGATAAATTTCTTCATTGATGGATTTACGGGTATCATCTCCGAATTCCATATGCCAAGCGCGGTTATCAGTATCGTAAACGAAAAGTGTATAATAATTATTCATGATCTTGTCCCTATATAAAAATTAAATGTACCAACAATAGCAAGGCATAAGTACGCGCTTAGATATTCGTTAATAGTTAAATTCGCAAAAGGTAGCATTGCGATAATAATTAAACCTAAAGCGTAAATTATAAACTGTAAAAATGTAATCATAGTATAGACTCCTTAATCGGTGTTAAATTATACCTATTATATAGCATATATATAAGACACATACAAGACCTAATTAAAAAAAAAATATAGATCGAGGAACGAATCATAAACAAACGCTTGTCAAGAGGAACAAAGCAAGAATATGCAAAAATATATGTCGTTTTATGGGGTTGACACGCTGTAACGCCGCCGAATCAATTTTATATAGTAGCATAGCCAAGAGACCTAAAGGCCGTCACAAGCTAAATTTGAGCGTTTGAGATGCTATTGACTCGAATCGCGGTTTCGTGTTAAAAATGGGGGATGCCGAATCAAAACATATCTATGCATTGAACGCATACCTAATATGCAATTTATGCATACCATAGACCTGCGGAACGAATCATAAACATTAGAGTCAAGTGTTAAATTGTCACATATGCATTAAACGCATACCAGCTATGACTTGACAGCATGATAACAATATGTAGTAGAAACGAATCACATACAAACGAATCAATTATGGTGTTGCAATTATGTCACTGTCAATAGATAAAATAAAAATACAGAATCAGTTGCATTTATGTTACTGTTGCAAAATTATCACACAGACTGTTATACTATAACACCCCCGTCCGAGGAAATTATGCACCCGTCCAGCGAAATTATAGTTACCCCGTCCAGCGAAATCGTA